GGTTACTGTTCGAGAAGAATTACTCCCCACAACAGTACCCGGTTGTCTTACTGAGGGTATTTGAACGCCAGCGTTATAGTTAGCGTTTGGGTTATATCCAGGAATAGTAGTAGCAATAGCTGGTGTACTATATCCTGCAGGGAGTCCTGAAGTGTTTGGTGCTTGGTAAGGAGCATTTCCCCCCGGAGGAGCGAATGTATTTGGTGCTATGCCTGTTGAAGATGAGGGTGTACCGCCAAGTCCTGCACCTGTGGCGCTGTTAGCGGTTGGACTATTCACCGATGAGGTGAAGCTATTTAATGCTGTCGGAGTTTTAAAAGTTGGCATTGTGGGTAGTATGATTTAGCTATGTAGGTCAACGCAACTTAGGTGATTGCTACTCTAAACCAGCCATTAGAGGCACTACCACCCGTTGGTTGGTTATAATCATAGAAATAAATGTAAGTAGTGCCTGAAATCTTAGCTATTTTTACTTGGTCATAGGGGCTTAAAGGTTTGCCTGTGGGGGCAATCGTAAGAGATTCAAATAAGCCTATAAGCCCTGTGTTAAACACAATGCGCCCATGTTGAGTACTTTCTAGTGCCTGTATACGGTTAGTTAAATCTTGGAGTTGTTGGGTAGGGTCAGGTAAACCACTGTCTACTTGTCCCGCAGCAGGAGTACTTTTCTGGGGTTGGGGATGCTGAAAATGAGGTTCAGCTAACTGTGCGTCTGTTTTTTCTATAGCCATATTATTGTTTTAAAATACTGTACCCGACTAAACCTATTATCCATTTGAACCCTCCGGCAATTACCACAAACGAACCCATGATTACTGCTGCTGAAACGAGAATGTTTTTACCCATTTTCCCTTTAGAAGAAAAGAATTCTACGAGAGCGTCATGTACTATTTGTTTCATTTCTTCCTTGGTAGGGCGGTCTTGAAAGGCTTTTTCATCCTCTAGGCCATGTGCGTGTTGCCAGTTCCGTATACCTGCCAAGGCTTCTCTAGTTTCTACATCCATACCTATGTTATGATAGTAAATAATGAACAAGGACTTTGTATTTTGGTGATTTTGCTCATCTTAATCATGCTTGACAAGTCTACTCGGCTATGTCGTAGTATATAATAACCCTTATTAGCCCCCACGCGCCGTTAGTCGCCGTTATTGAAGGTTGTATTGCCTGGCATTTTGCTTGTGAGTAGTCAAAATCATTTACATATGTTGTTCCTGTGGGCACGGATACTATACGATTGGCATTTGAGATAGGAAGAGCATTTCCTTTTTCATCTATAACTGAAACGGTAATGTCTGTAACCCCTGTATGGGCTATACCTGTAGTGATAACACGCATACGTCTTACAAAAATTGGTCGCGGGAAGTAAATATTATTAAACGCAACAGAAAATGCTAAACCCGAAACACTGCTCATGTCATAGGTGCGGAAGTTATTTAATGAAGCGTAGGTAGCGTAGTTAAAGACGCCTATTTTGTTATTCCCCAGTGGGCATAAAGCGGTGATTTTATCAGTATTCCCTAAGGAAGTACCTATGTTAAACCAAGCCTTGGGTCTACCCCCGATTGGGTCTCCATATCCTAGAAGGGTAAAACCATCGGCAACGAGCAGGATGTTGCTTGTGCTTGATACGCGATGTTTGTATAGGAGCGTAGTCGAGCCACTTGCTACGTTATATAACTTACGTAAAAAGGTAATACCGTTTCCATTCCACATACCTACCTTTTCGCCGTAGGTTACATATACCGTACCCCCTACATTTTGAAAGGCGGTAACGAGGTCATCAACGGGTATTTTCCTACGTAAACCAGTTGAATATCCGTCATACATACCTATAAATGCTTGTGTTGAGACAACATCCCCCTGGTTTTGCACTGTTTGATAGGAAATCAACATCAACCCTGTTGCTGGGTCTATACCAAGAGCGTAAATGGTCTCGTAATTTTGTAAATTAAAGACATTAAGATTCACACAAAGCGAAGGAGTCGATATGTTAGGTGCTACGGTGTCACTTTTTATGATGTTATGAAGCAGTTGGCCGTCAGCTACCCAAAGATTATTGTTATAAGCAAGCAAAGGATGCGGGTTACTTGAGAGTGCTGGAGGATGGCTGGTGCCTATGTAGTATGGAATAGTAGTCCACCAACTTTCTGTTACAGTGGTAGAGCCATTCCACATAGCTATATCCGTACCATGAGATACAAAAGCTGCACCCACTCCTGCATTGCTAGTTTGAATGCCAATATCAGTTCTTCCAAAGGTATAATGGGAAGTATCTGAACCAGTAAATACCTTAACAATATTTCCACTCGTATCAATGGTGTAATAGTTCGCATTTTCTGCGACGGCCAAGCGTGCATTAAGACCTCCCGTAGCATCTTCAGACGTAGCAATGATGTTACCTACACTGCTTACAGCATAAGTGGTATCCCCCGTATTGAGTGTTCCCCTGATAATGCCAGGCGTAACAAATGGGTTCATCTGGTAGGAACCATTGCCCAAAGCACCGTCAGTAGCATAGTCAGAAGAACTCATGCCGGACATAAGCTGTTCACTTCCAAGTTGTAGGTTAAATTTTCCAATCATAATTTTATGATGCTGCTGCGAAGAAGAAGCCACTATTAACTGTCGCTGAGGCTGCTGTTTTAATAGACACCATAACCATGCCGGCAGAGCTACCAGTAGTATTCACCGTGATAGTTACGGCATTAGAACCTGTCGCAACCGTAGCATTGCTGTCGTAAAAGCCAATGTTGATGCCATTGTTTCTAGCTACACCAGGGGAGTTGGCTGTACTAGTAATACCGCGCTCACCCGCCATGTACACCAACCAGCAGTTAGCAGTCCCTACTGTGAGAGAACCTGATAATCCTCCTGTGCCATTTTGTGCTTGACTAGCGGAGGCATCAGGTTGCCCTGACTGCAAAGTGCCGCTGTAAGACACTGCCCCCAAGTATTGTTGGGTACTGGTAGAAGAGGCAACAGCTAGAGTGTGCGAGCCTGTAGCGGGGCCGACTAATATCCAACTATCCCATACTCTGTCTGATGCAAGGGTTACGTCATTTACCTTCGTCAAAGCGACGCTGTTATAGGTAGCTCCTGTAACCGCTGAAGAAGTACCCGGAAAGTTGCCCGCTGACCATGAAAATATAAGAGGATTGCTGCCCGTAACCGTATAAGAGCCACTGATTGAGGTAGCATTGCCTCCTGATGTATTGACTTGTGCCACGTTATCAAACGCGATAGCGAAATTAAAAATAGAGTGGAAGGTTTGGCCGTTAGGTGTTACCAAAACAGGGAGTGGCACTAACTTAAAAGCAAACGGATTTTTCAGAGCGCGAAGTCGCCCTTCTTGATGAGAGAGAAAGTTTTCCCACGTTCCATGAACATATATGCCGTCTTGCATCGAACCCTCAAAACGAATACCTGCTTTGCGGCCAAACCAATACTCATAGAGACGGAAAACATTTGCTGTCCAAGAATTGGAAGACCACACAGGAGTAATAACTTCACGTGGGTGGCGAGTTATATCCACCATAAGTTTATGTAGAAAAGTTCTCATATTAGGCTGTTGCGACACACCTCCACTTAGAAGTTGCTGAGTTGTACATAAACACAGCACTTATAGGTAATGTTGTAGAGCCATTAGAAGTAACGGGGGCGGTTGCAGTACTATTCTCAGTATTCACCCATGTAATAGTTTGAGCCGCAGCAGAGAAGTCATACACCCTCACTACACTAAACTGTCCATCTACAGCACCTGACGTGGTCATGGTTATCGTCAAGGTAGCAGCGGAGTTGTTGGTTACGGTATTTGTTTTTGACGTTACAGGGACAGTCGCTGCGTTACCAGAGGCGGTTATAGCGTTGTTGGTAGAAAGTACTTGAGTGGTTGTTTGTACACCCGTAAAGGTATTCGCTGCATCAGTACGGGCGATTGTCGCAGACGTTGAAGGGAACGTCATCGTAGTTGAATCAGTACCTGAGAACGTAAGGAAGTTATTGAAAGTTATTTTATCGCCTGTCGGAACGGAAACGGCAGTATAGTTTACCGACCATGAAGCAGCAGTCGTCCCTGATGTGAGAATACAGGTGACAAGAGCATATGTACCTGAATAGAGTCCGATTACTAGGTTACTTCCCGATGAATTAACACTGACATTATTGGTGCTGTTGTTTACGAAAAGAAATTGTTGACCCAAAGTCATGGTAGAAGCGACAGGCAAAACAACCGTCTGTAAGTTCGTACCTGTAAAAAACTGGTTATAGGTGCTCGCTGAAGTAAGCGTTGTAGTGCCGTTTGCCGTTGCAGTAGTGGTGTATCCCTGACCTCCTGATGCAGGAGTGGCCCATGTAGCATCGCCTCTCCAAAAGGTCGAAGAAGAGGCAGAGGTGCCTGAGTTAAGGTTGGTGACTGGCAGGTTTCCCGTCACGCCCGTTGTAAGAGGCAGACCTGTCGCATTTGTAAGAACACCTGACGCTGGCGTACCAAGCGCAGGAGTAACCAAAGTAGGTGCCGTAAAAAGGTTCGCCACCGTCATACTCTTAGACGTACCACCCGATACTTGGTCTAGGTACAGTAAATCTCCCGTAGCGGGTGCTGCTCCTAACGCGGTTAAAGCTGAAAGTTTAGTGTCGGCCATATTAATTTTTAGTTGCTTTAGTCCAGACTGATGAACTAGATGAAGATTGTTCTAAGAGAAGTTTAAAACCGTCTTCAAGAAGTAGGTAAAAACCGTTCTCAAGTAAAAGGAAACTATTACCAGCTGCACTTATGCTTGCTTTGGTGAATGTTCCTACGTTTTTTGAAGGTTTTGTAAATGTACCTGTGTTTTTACTCTCTTTAGTCCATGTTCCCATATCTATCTTCCGTAGAAATATCCTCCTGCTCCTGTAGCTCCATAATCGCCATAGGAGTCATACGCAGGCCGTAAGGAAAGCATGGTGTCTAAGTCTTTACGACTATAGGCAGTTCTGAGTCGTGCTTCCCAATCCTGCAAGTCATTTTTAATGTTTTGCAGTTGAGGTAGATTGTTTGTATTTGCAAACTCATAAGCGGCACCCGCCGCAAGCATCATGTGAAATGGTGCATCAATGCCTGGTACAACCGTTGAGTCTGAAATATCCACTGTCCAATCACTAGAAGTAAAAGGGGTGACGTTTCGTTCCCACTCAGAACGTACTTTGGCTCCTGCCGTTATCTGTGCTGCCGTAGCGCGGGGATAGATGAAGAAAGAATTGTATTTAAAACTGTATTTGGGTGCTTGTTGTATAAAGTTGGCGTCTTCCGCCAAGAGTCCTGCCGCATTAGTAGGGTCGCTCATACCCCACTGAGGTGCTCCACCGTCAAAAGGAGTGGCCCTAAACCAATTTACACCGTCATAGGTAACATCCACGCGACGTTCTTTTAAGACTCCTTCTGAAACGGGTATGGAAATATCCCTATTTGAATAGAGGTTGTCAGTGCCGTTGAGTACAAAAGGTGAGGTAACTATCGGATAGGTGGTGTTACGTTGGTCATCAAAGTACGAGTCATCTTGTGATTCATAAATCATTGAGACCATTTTTTGGTACCACGTATTTATGTCGTTTACGAGTGACGGTAGTGGTGGTGTTCCATCAGAGGGGTAGCTGCTAGTATCTGCGTGTACAGTAGCTCGCGCTTTAATTGCAATTTGACCTAGTGTAGCCATAAATAGTTAAGCAATGTTGGGGTTTGTTTCCTCTGCAAACCCCTCATGCTCTCCACATAGAGTACTTTTATGGTCTAAGACAACGCAAACTAAAGAGGGGGAAGTGTCATGCCACCTTTAAACATAGTCATTCTTTTAGTATTCAAAGTACCATCGAAAGTGTCTCTATATGGATGTGGCTGGTGGGCATCGTGGTCGAAAACTAGGACTGGGTTATCAAATAGACATGCAAATGAGTATCCGGCAAGTTTTGCCCTACAACCTACGTTGACGTTGTCTCCACTCCATATCCCGTCTAGGGCTTCATCAAAGCCTCCTATGAGCTTTAAAGCGTACAGGGGGGCTGCTCCGTTGTCTATCTCCCAACAGTTATCCTCACAGGGACGGATATTCTTGGTTTCGTCGTTACGATAAGCTCTCCAATCCCAGGCAGGCTTAGAAGCATAATTGAGGTCAGCCACCTTACCTACGGGCGCAGTCATGAAAGTATCGGGGTTAGCTTGGTAAGCATCCCACCATTTTTGTAGATAGTCAGGGCGTATGAGTGAGTAGTCTTGGAGAGACACCACTAACTCGCCTTTGGCACGTTTAAGCATGCGATTGTAGGCTTTGTTTAAATCGTGGCGGTCTAAGCCAATCTCGACCAACCACTCAAAGTCTTTAAAGGTTTGCTTAAGAAGCCCCGTGCGGATTATGTCTAATCCATTTGGCCGAATCGAGGGGCTAAGTACTGAGATTTTCATAGTCTTAGCAAGAACATACCATTGTTAATCTTACTCACTACTTTGTGGGGTAAGTGTTTAGCAAAGAACTCCTCTGCGTCTATTGCACTGGGGCCGTTCTCGTAATGCCACTCCACAATAATCTGTGGGACTTCTTTTAAGCGGGTAGAGTGTTCGATGATATTTAGCTCTGCTCCCTCGACGTCTAGTTTAATCAAATCAGGCAAAGGAAAATCCTCTAAAGTCTTAAAATCACAGAATACGCCACTAGGGATACCCGTATTGTCTACTTCACGGATAAACTGGCCTCCTACGTTATCGTCTTGTCTATTAGACAACTCGGCCTTCTCTGCACCGTACCAAATACCAAAAGGTTTAATTTCAACACCGATGTCATTTAATTCTCCTCTAGCGTGCATATAGTCCACATTGTCTTTAAAAGGCTCAAAGCAAATAGATTTCTTGCCAAACATTTTAAATACTATATACGCCCAGCCTCCAACACACGCTCCTATGTCGTATATAACCTCAGGGTTTTGGGTAAATGCCTCCGTAAGCAGTTCAGCGAACTGGGGCCGTTGCCATTCGTTTACCGTATAGTTCCAGTGGGTATCTTGATTCATATTATTGATTGTATACCCTCTAGTAGAGAATTAGCATAGTGCTTTTCTGTGTATTTCTCTTGTACATACTTAATACCCTTTAAACCCATTTCAGGAGTCAATAGTTTAAATGCTTCTTTGATTGAATTAGCATCAGGTTCGCATACAACACCCGCACCGCTCTCTTCGATATATTCCCTATTCTTAGGGGAATCCGCCATGCAGATTACTGGCACGCCACAGGCTAAACTTTCGAGCGATGCACGTTGGCCTCCGCCCCAATACTCGGAAGTATTACATACACAAACTGATTCATTTATTAACTTTGCCACCTCTTCTGCTGGTTGTTCAAGTAAAACAGTCGCCCCAAGTTTTTTTGACCTATTAAAAGGTTCTGAATCAGTTTCTTGGAAGCGACCACATAATAAAGATTTATCTCTAAATGCTTCGGCCATTAGCCATTGTCTTTTCCAAGAAGCACTTGTTGCTTGAAGCATTGCATCCCATTTCTTCTCTAGGTTCATAGGCTTCATTATCTGTGTGTTCACCCCAAAGGCACGTTTATATGGAATACCCTCACGCTCGCAGTCTTCTTCGTTTATCTGGGACTCGACAAAGACAAGGTCAAAGTCCTTTACATCCATAGCTTTTAATGGGCCTCCTGCAAAGAGTAAAGCCTTCTTATACGGTAAGGCACATACACTAAACCAGTTTTCGGCGTTCTGTCCTTTATTTGTGACTGGGGCCTCCCAGTAAAGGACAACATCAGGGTTAAAGTCCATGAGTCCTTTAAGAGGAAAATCGAAGTACTTTACCTCGTGCTCTTCCTCTAAAAGTTTCATAGCCGCGTAAAGACCATCACGCCACATTCCATAACGCCCATCAAATCCCTGCCAAATAAAAGCTATTTTCATATAAGTTCCTTGTTCCAGCGTTCAGCTATTTTGGGCCAAGAAGGGAAAGTAAATCCTGCCTTAGTATGTTTACCTAACTCGCTTACAACTGCGTCTATCCATTCTTTTTGTTCTTTCTCTCCTTCTAATCCGAAGTGGAACTGATAAGGTTTATTCCAGTTATCTTTTGTTTTTGTTGAGTGTACTTTATATCCAACTTCATTACTCTCGGCTAACGCACCAAAGTCGCTCGTAACAGGATAACAATACGCTGCCTGAGCTTTCTTAACTGAGATGCAGAAAATCTCTGCAAACTCTGTAGGGTAGGCAAAGATACTAGCCTTTTGATACAGCTTACCTACTTCCTCTTGAGTAATACGGCCTAAGTCTTCTATACCAGCGTCTTTGATAGCTTTCTTGGTTTCCTCCATCCATTCCATCTTAGCTGAGTCGTTCTTCCAAGCGTTCATAAATCCCTCCCAGCCATACGCCCATTGTAATCTAGCTTGGGGTACACGCTTTCTAACCTCTTTAAAGAGTTTTGGGAGTACATCCATTGAACGGTCAGGGCTTGAAGTGTTGATGATAAGGTATGGGTCTTTCTGTATCTTTGCGTCAGGATAAATCTCTAGGCCATTAGGAATGATGGCGAAGTGCTTGTCCGGCGTATTGGGGAACAAGGAACGGTGAAACTTACTCTTAACAAATATCTTGGTGAGTTTGGCGAGGCGATTTGGCGTTAGCTCACCTTCAGAGACTACATCATGTAGCTCAAGGAATATCTTTGGTGCATTTATTTCAGCATCAAGTGGTTTTGCCCATCGCCAGAGTATTACTACGTCTTGTTTGTCACGATAATTGAACTCCCAGAAAGGTTTGTAGGTAACTCCGTCTGCTTTTACTTCTTTATGTCCGCAGTTGTTGTATACCGTGACATTCCAGCCTAGTTTAGCTAGTTCACGAGCCATATGTATCACGGCTTCTTCTGACCCTCCAACCATTTTAGTTTTAAAGGTCTCTGGGTTCCATTGTTCAACCGTATTACCGCAGTAAAAGACCAAATCTCTGCCCGTTGAGGTAGTCTTTTGGAAGTTTTCGTTACGAAGTTGCACTATATACGGTTCAGATTTCAAATCCTCTGGTACTTTATCCAGTGCTTTACGCAGTTTCTCCTTATCGGTTATCTTTTTGAGCTTTTGGAGCAGAGTAAGTGACTTTGCGAGCAACTCTTTGTCCTTTTCGCACTGTTCTTTCCAAGCGAGAAGGTTTTTGTCGTGCGGATATATCTTTAGACAGCCTTTTAAGAGGGTCAGCACCCAGTCAGGACGGTACTTAGCTTGGTAAATCTTCGCCAAGAGCATCATAGGGGTATAATCGTAGTCCCGTGGGTTATATACCACCATTTTCATTATCTCTGGCTTGCGTTTCATGCCCATAAGGCACATTTCCTCTGCCTTATCGAGGTTATCGAAGTCAAAGTAGTAATAGGCCAGTTGGAAATAAGCGTCTGGGAGGTTCGGGAATAGCCCTATAGCCGCTTGTAGCTGTTTAATGCACTCATCCCTCTTATTGAGCGATTTAAGCACGTTAGCGAGGCGTATACGGGCAAGGTAGGTCTCTTCGTCAGACTGGGTAGAGTCAATAAAATCCTCAAATGTCCTCCTTGCACCTTCCACATCTCCCGTACCAAACTGTGAGTTGGCTAGGTTCCATGAAGCGATAGGGTCATCAGAGTTCTTTTTAATCGCTTCCTTGGCAATCTCAAGGTTACGTACCATGTTTTCTTTACTGCGGGTTTCAGTAGTAACGTGTAGACGCTCAATCCCTTCAATAAGATGTATGGCTACTTGCCTATTAGGTATCAAGTCCTCGTGTATTGCCCCTTTCCATGAGGCACAACCGTCATTCTTTACTATCATCGTCTTTCTATGTACAACCACAGGATTCTTTTCCTCATCCCAGTCGTATAAATACCAAAAGCCAAACCCGTCTACCAGAGGGTTTTCTTCCATGGTTGGCCGTAGTTTCTCCAAACCCCGCCAAATATCATCCGCATCGCACCACATTACCCAATCGTACTCTTTGGGGACTTGAGAGAAATTAAAGTTACGAGCCGCCGCAAAGTCTTTATTCCACTCGAAGTCTGATAAATGAGCATTATGCAGTTTAGCGACATTACCAACCGCGACATTCGGTTGAGTTCTAGTAATAAAAATACCGTCTACGTACGGTGCAACTGACTCAAGACACCTATTAAGAAGTTTAGCTTCCTCGTTGGTGCCACGGCAGATAACAGCAAGTGCAATTTTCATTTCTTTATAACTGACTTAATAGCTTCTTCCATTGCTTCTTTTGAGAGTAGCCCCCAATCTACGGCTTTTTCCATTGCTTTTATCCAATCATAGGTTGAGGCTGACTTCTTAAACGTAGGTGCATCATGTGCCATCTTGGTTTCTTCCATAGACTAAATATTAGTGGGTAATGCGAACTCTTTAAATGTCTTAGCAAACCATCTACCGCCTGCTTTTCTATCGGAACCACCTGCCTTAAACCACTCCATTTCCTCTTCAGAGAGTTGCATGATGAACATTTCAGAAAGGTCTACAGGTATTTCAAATAGCGCACGCATATCAGGTGCTCCGTGTTTCTTTGCAGAGGCAAAGTCATCTGCATAGGTGTTGCGGGTTAATTTAATACCATCGCACACAGTCGCATAATCTTCAGGAAAAAGATTTATGTAGGCTTCGACAATCTGCTTAATACGCTCTTTCGCTTGTTGCATTAGGTGAGGAAATTACCTTATATGCTTTTATAAAAACACAAAAGCCCCTTTTTGCAAAGGAGCCATGTGTTAACAAGTCTCGTTGGATTACGCCAAGAGGAAACCTGAAGCGAAGAAGTTTGAGTCCTGATTGCGAGTCTCAAGAGTAAGTGAACCATACACAGCGCGAGGCGTATATGCGCCACCAGTCTGAAGGTCGGTAAGAACAGTCGGCTTCTCCAAGAATGCAACTTTGAGCTTCTCTGGGCGGATTGCCAAGATGCGGCCGGTTGCATCGCCTGACTGCTGCACAAAGCGGTGTTTGTGGATTGTAAGCGTACCAAATGCGGTTTCGTAAGTGGTAACAGTTTTAACAATGCCACGGATATCAGGAGAGTTCACAACGACGTTCGACTTAGCGACGAAGGTGTCGGTGTTGCGCTTCATGATGCCGCCGACGAAGAGGTCAGTGGCAACGTCGCCGTTGCTGTTTGACCAGTTAGTCTGCATAAGGCCGTCAAGAATCGATGCGCTAAATACTGTTCCAGAAGTCTGGGCAGTAGTGTTAGTTGACTTCGAGATTGCGACGATTATGCCTGCCATAGTCTGAACGGTGCCTGAGACACCAGATGCCTGCGTACCGCGAACGAGGTCGAACTCTACGGCGTTGGTGAACTCCATGAGTCCCTTTGCCAACTGGCGGTCAAGTTCGTTCTGTCCATGATAGTGCTGCACTGCTATCTGAGGGCGGGTGACACGAATCGGAATGGCGACTTCTTGCACAATGTTAGTAAGAAGAGTCGGTGCGGTGCGGGTAGAGTAGGTAAAGTCCTGACCCTGCTCGACTGCTGCCGATGCGGGAGTTGCCAAGGTGTCCACTGGGTAAGAGTGAATCATAGCAATCGCGTTCGTCTTACCAAGCATCGCAAAGATACCGTCTTCACGAGCAGAGATTATTTCAACAGAGTCCAAGACAATGTCTGTCTTGATAGTCGTGTCGCCATAAGTCTGAAATACAGCTGTTTGAGCCATAATAGTTTGGGTTTATCCCTGGTTATTCTGTGCGTTGATAGCTCTTGCAAATACAAGGGCACTATCTTCGTTGGTGGAACCGCGTGCGTTTGTAACGGCCACGGCTTCAGTCAACACAGTTTGAACCTGAGATAAACGAGCGTTAGATGAGAGAACTGATTTAGAGTTGGTGACTTCATCGGCCACTTTCGCTTTCTCGAAGTAGGTCTTAAATGCCTCATTGTTCACAACCTCGGAAGGGTTAGACCCCATCGCATTGATGATAGCCTCGTGACCCTTGTATTGTGGATTAGATGCGTAAAAGACTTCTGACTTGAGTGAGTCAAGCTCTGATTTTAGGTTGTTGTCGGGCGCGGGATTGACCGCAGCCATCTTTTTACCGACATAGCTCTGTGTATCCGCGAGGGCTTTGAGAGCTGTTGGGACATCCTTAAAATCTTTGCCGAGAGTTGAGTTCAACTCAGCAAGCGTAAGGGCTGGCGCAACCGCCGCATTGCCGTCTGCTGCTGTCACGTGGGCAGCATCAGATAAGGTAGTGTCGGTAAGGTTATCGTTTTCGTTCATAACTTTAATTCAATTATTGATTAAAGGGGAATCGACCTTGTGTCCCCTCCTGAGGAAAGGAGGAAGCGCAATTACTCTCTGCCTATGAAGTCATCTACGTTCTTATCCAACATCTTCTGGTTGTTTGCCTCTTGCTGTTCTACAAACCCATAGATGTCATTCTTCAACCACTGAAAGAATATGTCTGCGGCCATCATTCTACCGTCTATCTGAGCTTCTAAGGGCTTAGTGCGGTCTAAGTTGGCCATGTTCTGCAAGTCCAGTATCTTTTGGTCTAACTTACCTTTGACTGACTTCCACCCATCGGACTCTGTCATGTACTTAACATGGTCAGCTTCCGTGAGTATCTCCTGTGTATCTTTATCCTTAGGCATAGGTCAACGCAAATTAACGTGTTAATGCGCTAGTAGTTAATTGTTGCTGTTGCTGTCCGGCATTCATAGGTGAGGGTTGTGGTTGACCGGGCTGTGGCTGTCCTTGCATAGGTTGCTGTTGCACTGACTTAAATGGTGCAAGACCCATCAAATCAACTGCCTGTTGAACTATCTGGTCAGCGTATTGTGGTGCAATCTGTGCCATTTGTAGGAGATTCTGTACCGTGACTGAAATATCCATCTCTTCATTCGTCACAACCATCTGTGTTTCAAGCTCTTTAGCGATGATGTCTTTAACAAGGGTAAGATAAATGCCATTCTTGCGTACCTTTTCAGTAGCAGATTGTATTTCCTGTGCAATTTCCTGTGGTGAGGGTAAGTATCCTTTACCAAATGACTCATCAAGAGCCTTTTGCGCCATGTAATTGACTGCTTGTTCTATAAGGTCGTTGTAGTTCTCCTCGTCAGCGGTAATTCTCACTAATTGACCCTTAGTAAGCTCCTTGGTGATGATAGGGAGTGCGTGTCTGTCCATCCAACGCTCCGTAAATCCTCCTATAGCATCCTTAATCATGCCAAAGCCTGATTTAGCTGCTGATGCTTGCATACTAGCTTCAGTTGCACTGGTAGAAGCAGGGAGATTTTCACCTGTAGCTACTTGGAAAGCACCCGTAAGTCGTTCAGCCAGTTTGTTTATAACCTCCTCATCGTTGTATGAGGTCTGTCCTACCTCCTGCACAATCATCTGCTCAAGGTCATCGAGGTTGTTTAGCACAACGACACCGTTACTTGGTAGTCTTGCAAGCATTTGCGGTGTCACCCCAGCTCCTTTCTTCATCTTAAAGAGGCCTAACTGTGAGACACGCGAGCGATTGATGCGTACATTGAAGACTATGTTTGCATAGATTTGGAGAGTTAAGAGCTTTTCTGCTACACCACGGCCATACCATCGATTAGGCACACGGTCATACCAGCATTCCTCGTAGGGTTTCATGCTGTTACCTTGGTCATCTATCTTCAAGTTACGTTCAATAAGGTGCACGCGTTCTTTGCCCGGGCTATCAATACCCGACACAACAATATGTCCTGCAACTTCCACGTTGTCATCAGAGCCAATGCCAGTGATAAGGCTAAGAGGGATTTGCCCCCACAGCTCGTATACGTCTATCTCACGCACGTTTGAGTTCACTTGAGTGCTACGGTTCATCCAGTACGGGTCAGTGCGTGGCAAGCCTTCTGTGACGTTTACATCGATGTCCTGAGTGTTCATCCACCCAGTCATGCCTTTAATCTGCTCAGGCAATTGTAGAGAGCGTTCGGTAAAGCGATAGGCTTCTTGAATACTTGGCGTCGTAGGGTCTACATAAATGTTCAATAGGTCAACCATTGCCATGCGTAGCTTTCCTTGCTCTTCCCAAGTCTTCCATACCGCTGTGCCATCAATACACAGCATCTTCTCGAAGTCATCGAGCTTCTGCCCAAAGTACATGCGTGAGAGCTTATCTTTCACCGCTGCACGGGTGATGTTTGTTATTTCATAGCCATTCGGTGTCTTAGAACGGAAGCCTATATCCTTTTGGTCGAGGTCTATGTTCTTTAAGACGGCGTTGACATTGATTTCTGTAAGGGGATACCATGTCTTCTCTAGCCCTGTGTACTGGTCTACAGGGACGTCAAAGATACCGTAAAAGTTCTTGCGGCAGATACGTATAAGCTGGCGCATCTTAAAGGACACGCGGTCAGTAACAAAGGCTGTAGCTACTTCCCAGCGTTGTTTCTCTCCCCTAACAATGCCAATAGCCCTCGCTTGGAGGTTTTGGTTAGAGTAAATGCCTATAGGGTCAGAAGAATCAGCCGTTTGTTGCGGATGTCCTTGCCTTTCTTGGTCTACTACCTTGGAAGATTTAAATGTCTTTGCAAAGTTGCCTTTCTTGGCCATTACCGTAAGAGTAGATTATGTCTATAAGACAACGCAACTAATCGTAGGTCTGTGAATAAAGCTGTCCTTCCTCTTCCCTATTAGCAAACCGTGGATTGTGTTGATGGTAGTCCATAGGTATAGGGTTAGTAGCTCCCCACACAGCTAGAGCTAATGAGAATACTCTGTCATCGTGTAATCCCTCTGGGCAGCCCACTTTAATCTTACCTAATGGACTAAGAGAGTATTGGAATGATTCTAGTTCATCTATCAGTCCTTGGTCGTTGGGTATCTGTATCTTATCCTGCTCCAATAGCATGGCGAGGTTATTGAGTAAGTTCATCCTTGTTACCTCAGTAAACTTAATAGCATCCTCGTCGGTGATGTTTAGACCTCTCGCTTTTAAATCCTCAACAACAGGGTCACCAACGCCTGTAGCGTCAATCTTAACTCTCGCCTTGTAGCGTAGAGCTGTTGCTTCAATTCTTGCCTTCTGGAGATTCCAGTCAATTTGGTTGAATCTATCCTGCTTATACGCGCGGAACGTATTAAGATTAAAAGGAGTAATAACAGTAAAATCTTGGTATTTTGCCAAATCAACGCCCAAGTGGAAGTCTCCGTACTCGGTTTGTTGTTCTTCTTTGTCATAGAGGTTTTGATGTATTCTCCTAAAGAATGCTCCCGCGCCGTCAATGAATGAGCAATAGTATTCTTGTTTGATAAAAGCCTCGGGGTTGTTTCGTTTCTCTTCGTCTAGTATTTCTTTAGAGAGAACGCTTGTATCATCAACTGTTAAGACTTGGGTAAACCATTTTGGATTCTCTTTAGCACGCATTAAAAGCGTGTGAGCATGATTCTTGCCACGAGGCGTAAAGTTAAATATCGCCCAGCCGTCATTCGCGGCTAAAATAGGACTAATAAACTCCCATGCGCTCGGACTCATCACTGAATACTCCGAGAAGACTATACCCACTGGGTTAGTACCCACACCACGCTCTTTAAACTCATTACCCGCTATGAGCTGGATAATAGAGCCATTTACCAATTCAACCTTTAACTCAGTGTTGTTGACCGCTTTAATGGCTTCTTGAGGTATATGTGAGAGCATCTTAAAGCCGTCGTTATCTATGTTGTCCCAGATTACCTTTTTTGCTTGTGAGGCTTCCGGCAATAAGTAGAAATAGGTTCCTACTCTTTGCATGGCACGAGTAAACATATAGTTAAAGCAGGTTTTATCCTTCCCTGCTCGGCGATGCCACACTATAACTGCACGGTTAATACCATTATCCATAGCCTTTATAAGAGGCTCTTGGTAGCTTCTGGGCTTAAACTTGTGTGGAATCGTTATTTCCATCTTTGTAGGAGACTATGTTAAATACCACTGATTCTCCTTTAGAGGTTATGTCGGTCTTTGTTTCAGCGTTGCCTTCTGCCATTTTCCAAATTATATCCTTAGGTAATCCTTCCATAAACTCTTCCTTTTCTTCAGCAGAGAGACTCATTAAGTAATCTTGTGCGTATTGCTTAAGTGAAATAGTGCCTTTTGGTCGGCCACCTGGATTACCACTTTGTCCTTTCTTAAATAACCATGGTTTACTGCTATTTGTCTGTTCCTGAGTTTCCATGTGTTTATATTACCACGCTATATGCAATACAAGGCAAGCATCTTGTTTGTCCCTTTCTTGTTTTCAAATATCTATTACCACAATTACACAAAATAATTGGTGATTTGGTCAATGCTATATCAGTTCGGGTGTACTTTGAGGTTGAACGCTGTCTCATGGTGTGCCACGCTACAGGCGTTTTCATAGGGTTCCATTCATCTACACAACGCTTTCTCGCTCGGTCTTTTTCCTTTACCTTCTCGGGATTTTCAGTCTTCCATTCAGTCCATCTAGCACGCATACAGGCTTTACAGGCACTTTGTACGTTTACATACGTTTTCCCTTTGTAGGTGGATTTAGTTTTACTAAACTCCACTACTGGCTTTATCGTAGAGCACTTCTTACAAAAATGCGTGTCCATTCCCTATGTATTATACCAAAAACGACACCTTTTTACAGTGCCGCTTGTGGATAAACCTATAGGTTCGTATTACTTCAATGCACCGTTCTGTACGTTTGGTTTTGCACCACCTTGGCCATAACCTGCATCTACAATGTCGAGCACAATGCCTGCGTTCGTAATCGGTACGTTCAATCCCATAGCCGGAGCTAGTGAAGCGAAACGTGCATACTCACGGTCTTTGAGAGCCTTTTGCTCAATAGCCTCTGCACCTGCGAAAGCCTCGAAAGGCTTAAGAGCTGATGCACGGGACATACCAAACCCATTCGGAAAGTTGTCATTGCTTACTCCTTTCTCAGCAGTAGTCTGGAAGATGTTGTTGTTTGAACCTGAACCCTCTGAACCCTCGCTGGTTGTTTCTACCTGGTCAATTTGCTTTGCCATAATTTACTGGAACTTAGCTTTATAATTAGCGCCTTGATTCATCTCCTCTGCGCTGTTGGCATAGCCAAGATTATTTTGAGGAGTTCGACCTTGCTTTACTGAACTCATCGGCACGAAAGCCTTTAAGCGTTTAGTCATCTCTACCGAATCACTTACCATGGTGGAATTGCTGTTTGGTGAGTTGAAATAAGTTTCCCCACGAGATGAGTCCACCACATTCCAACCATAAGGATTAGCGAGGTTGTTTGGGTTATTGTGTGGGTCTTCAAACAAGGGTACTGCTGGTTTAGTATTCATAATTATTATTTATCGTGATAAGTGCCAAATCCATCTTGGATATACAGATTAGTATCTGGAGGAATGTTCTCATTCTTACCAGAACCTTGGTCTTTCTTAGGAGGGAGCGGATAGGTTATCTTAGCCATATTATTCGTGGTATGTGCCAAATCCATCTGTAGTGATGTTACCGTCTGGGTAAACCACTTCGTCAGGAAGTGACTCAAAGTTAATATCAACTGGTGTATTTGTTTCATTTGCAGTGGTAAGTGCTGCGTCTTCTGCAACAGGTTGCTGTTCATCTGGTACTACGGGAAGGTCTGCGACAGGAGTATCCACTACAGCTTCTATTGGGGTTGTAATTGTTTCGTCCATATAGTTATTTGATTATCTGTAGTATCAGTTTATCGGGGATAACTAGGACAACGCAACTATTACAAGAGCATTCAGGCTCTCCGTGCATGAGCATGGTACAGGACTCACAGCGTGGGTGGCCTTGTAGCTTTATAGGGCAGAGCTGGCAAAGCGTCTTATCTATCGTTTTATGAAAATCGGTAGCACGTTTAGATACTACTCGGGAGTTCTCTCTCTGTTTAGGATATTCATAGCGTTGGAGCGTTCGGTGCGTAATACCCCATTGCTCCGCTATGTCTGTGAGGGTGAAGACCTTTAATTCTTTAGAGAGCGTAACTCTAGTGTGGAGGATTTCAATCAGAGGTTGTGCCACCTTCTGTTTCATGCCCTAAGTATATATCCTTCTTCACTTCTTCTTCATGTGGATAAGTCAGACTTTTTTCTATCCCACCAGTGTGGGTACCCGTTTACATATTCTAGTTTGGGTTGGTAGGGTAATTGGTAGTAGGGGCAGTCGGTTCTGATGTGATGAGTTATGCAAATACATTGGTCAACGGTTGCTTCAGGGTAAATCTTTCTACCCGCAATATCTCTTTCAATATATCCCATACTTACTTCAATTACTTCTAATGTGGTGGAACAGTGCTGGTGTCAGAGGCTTAATACTTTTTCAACTAAGCCCCCGCGTCAGAACTCTTCAGAACAGTGCTGGGTCGGGTAGTCGAGTACATTATCCTGCTAGCTGGCACTCCGTTCTCACGGTAAAGCCTTCTCGACTACGCCACGCAACACTCTTCCTTTCTCTATGAACGGCACTAAGAGCAGGGAGCGAGAAATGTTTATACCCAGTCAAGGCGTGTTAACTCCACCTTTCTCGCACACGACCAGTTGTTGTGTTCCCTGCTTTTAATGCCCTTCTACTGTGTTAAAGGACTACAAACTCAATCTGCTAAACTTGGGTCTTTTCCCTTCCAAATCATAAACCTTTTAATCTGTGAAGCGGCTATCTTGCCTTTATTTTGGAAGAGTCTGTATTTTCCTTTCTTACCCCAGAACTTGTCTACAAACTCTTCCCCGCTTAATAACATTACTTTAACTCTTTTACCTTCCCAAACTCCTGTGTGCGGTGTGCGTGCCATACATTAGAGATGTTTATTAGTAAAACGCCGAGTTTCGTAAGTAGCTGATGAAGTATATCGAGAGTCATTTAGACCTGTAATTCTATATTCAAACCATTCTAACCACACATAGGGATTTAACCCGTGACCGTGGAAATCACCAATCTCAACTGGAAACCAAGCAAAATTCTTTTGCCAGCCTTTTTCCCGTTCCTGTTCGTACCATTGATGAGCGTTTCCAAATAACATACATTATCCGTTTATATTAATTCTTCTATGAGGGGGCGAACAATTGGTTTTTCACTACAATCCATGCAACGTATTTCTGCTCTTGAACCCCATTGTTCCCACACGTCTAAGATTTGTTTAGGACTTTTTATAGTTGCCAACACTTTGCCGCAAGCGTCACACTTTATTTCACCTTTGATTGTTTGCCAGATTGCCATATAAGTATCTAATTAGTCTTGTAAGGGGGATAATAATTGTGTGTATTCTGTTATTTTTTCTTTGAGATAGAAGTTACCGTATTTTTTGCCTTTACCTTCTTCGTTTTTCTTTTTAAGTTGCGCGACCCATTCACTACCTTTTTCCTGTAGTAAGTGATTTTCAAAGGCAAGCCAGTTGCCGGACTTCCAAATGTTACACGCAGCGCATTGTGGTCGAAGATTATCGAGCGAATAGCGGAGTTCAGTAGAGCAAATGCTTGACGCGATGAAATGGCCTGTTTGCCAATTCGACCCCGTAAGGTTTTGAAGTCCGCAGGTAAAGCATACGTTTCCGTATCTGTTTTTGATGATTTGTCTACAAAGTTGCCAGAGTTCATGTTTTAGTTTGGTTGTCTCGCCCTTTTTAGGCCTCTTATTTCGCCGTATAAGCCCCGTAGCGCGTTTTTTAGGTGGTTTGCGTGGTTTTACCTTAAAAGTGCTATTCCAGTGGTTCATATAAACGATAACTGTGCCACTCTTGTACCGTCAGCCCTTTCAACTAACTTTACTACTTGAACTGGTGGTTTGGACTTTAAACGGCGCATGAACAATCGAGAGGAGTGTTTCTTACCACACACACCGGAACATGGAATAGCATCGAATGTGTAACCCTTTGTAGCTAACTCGCTGTATCTCTTACGGTGGTCGCGCATGTACTCAATGGTGGTAGAGCACACCCACTCACCGTTCTTGTGGAGTTCTATAAGTTGGTTGTGGTGAGTTTTCATATATCAAACTCGTCCTCAATTTTCTTAATTTTGGCTTTCAACTCCTCATTTTTACCTATGTAAGCGGGAATACCGTAGTATCTACAATTCTCAACGTGTTCTTGTAAGCCTTCTCCCATGACCCAATGTACATCTATTTCATCTCTTACAAGGTCATACTCATCCTCAACATCCTCATCTTGTAGGACAAACCACTTCCCTTTGTAATCTGATGCAACTATCTTTCCCATATTATTTTATCTCTTTGTTAAGAGGGGACTTTAAAGCTGACTTAAGATGTTTGCACTTGCAACCACAATCATGGCATTCTTCGCAGAAGTCATGGTGGACTAAATGATTTATTTGCAAATCATTGAAAGCTTTAGCCAACCAATCGTAACTCTTAAACTCTATTTGTCTTATTCTTTCTCGCGTAACTCCATAGTGTTTCCCCACTTCTTCAAGGGTGTGCGGTATTGCGTCTAATAAACCGTTCCTCATAACTATTATTTCCCGTTCCTTTGGTGAAAGTCCACGAAAAGCGCGAAATAGATTTTGCAAAACTCTTGTCCATTCCTGTTCTGTCATGTTTAAAGTCTATCAAATGTCAATCTAAAGTCAACTTAGTTATCCACACCTCCTTTGTACGAGGGGTTGGGACTAGAGAACCTTTAATCTTTCTAAAACGTCTTCTGAGGTATGGCCGTCCCATTCTGGCGCACGTTCTAATACTTCTGCAAACTCACAAACTTCATGCCAGAACCGCGCTGGTAAGTGATATGTTATCTGCTTTCCTTTTTCTTTGTTGATACCTAAGATAAACCAATCTCCAAACGAACTACCGTCAGAGTGAAGTGTTGAGCACCAAATATCTTGCTCCGTAAAATTACCCCATTCATCAGCAGATTTCTTGTAGTTTATTTGGCGGCACAATGAAATAAAAAGGCGTATACGATGCTCATAGAGTCATCGAAAGTGTGGTAGCCGTCACAATTACAAGATTGAGGCGACACCACAACTCCTTTATCTCCAACTGATATACATTTTGCTGAATGCTCTTTCATACTCTCTATTTCTATTAACTTGATAACACCTCTATTTCCTTTGTGTGAGGTTAGATAACTGCATATCCTTTGTAACTGCACTTTGAACAGTTGGCGTGTATTTGAGGCGGATTGCTAGTTAAGACTATATTTGGTGCCGGATTCAGCATTTCTGCGCCACACTTAGGACAACTAATACCCAACATTTGAGTAAAGGCCGTTCCTAATTCCTTTTGCTTCCTCTCGTTATATTCGTCTAATGTTTCCATATCTTTAGTTTACCTCTTTGTTATTGGATAATTGGGGCGACCTTTTAGCTTTATTTGCTTTTTGAGATATTTCAAGACGCCTTTGAGGGGTGAGTTTCTTGGCGCGGGCTTTACCTCCGAGTGAGCCAAGTTTTACTGCTTCGGGGTTTTTCATAGATTTCCTGCTTTACGCATTTTTTGACGTTCTACTATGCTCATTTTGCTCCTCTCCTTTATTGCAGCCTTACCTTCAGGGCTGGAATTAAAAGACCTAATCGCTTTGTGCGCTTTATTAAAATCATTGCTTGCGGTTTTAAAAGCGTCAGTCTTTCTAATTGCATCAGATGCCCCTCCAAACTTTCCTTTTGATGTGTTAGCTATTTTATTTAGAGAATCAGAAGACTCATTGTATTTTGCGTGTAATGCTTTTGACTGTGCTGTTTGCTTATTCATAACGGTTCTTTTTATTATTAAAGTAGTTTGCTGGTGGTGGCGACTGTTGGTAACGCTCCAACCCATTCCGGTTCATGAGACCAGCTCGCTGCCTTGAGCTAGACGCCTCCATCAACAAACTACTACCTTAAGTATATACCTTACCGCTAAGGTGTCAAGCACTTATCCACACCTCCTTTGTACGAGGGGTTGGGACTAGAACAATGGCTCACTTAAAGCTGATAAACGGTCTTGGGCTATTTTGACGTACTCTGGAGAGATTTCTATGCCCGTGGCTTGTAAGCCTAGTTCGTGTGCCGCGACTAATGTGCTTCCGCTTCCTGCGAAGGGGTCTAAGATTTTATCTCCGTCTTTTGCGTAATCATCAAGTATTTTTTTCATTAGCTCAACTGGTTTTTGTGTTGGATGAAATCTGTTCTTCTCTTTTCCTATTAAACCATTCCAAAGGTGTTCATATTCTTTTACAGACTTACGAGGAGAGTTAGTCCATACAAGCTCACAATCACTGAAAGTGGGCATCGTGTTTAATTTGCGCCACACGAGCCAGTGAGTACCTTGTGGTAAAATATCCGCAAAGTAATTTCCACCAAAAATTAGCACTAACTTACCCACTCGCAACATTTCGTCAAATACATCTTTGTTGGGGCGCATATCATCCCACCCATCACTGGCATATCTAGTACGCGCAATCTTCTCCCCAAACCCTCCAAACCCTCCAAAGCCCTCAAAGCCCTCAAAGCCCTCATCTCTACCTATCCCATAAGGCGGGTCAGTAAGCACCAAATCCACCGACTTATCCGGCATAGTACGCATGACTTCGAGGCAGTCGCCGAGTATTATTTTACTTTCCATCCTCTATTTCTATTAACTTGATAATACCCTCCCCTTTTGCTACGAACGAACTTATTAGATTTAGTCTGCATGTTCTTTTGAACGCCGTTTATTTTATGATACTTGAAGTGGCAACTTCTACATAGAGCTACGAAATCATTATCTACTAGCGAGAGGTACCGTCCGGCTTTTGGATACTTCTTGTGGTGTAAGTTTATGGTATCTTCTGTTTTACATCTCGCACATCGTTTCTTGTGCTTTGAATACCATATTTCCTTTTGCAACCGCCAAAAATCGCTTTCTATAAACTCACGGTAGGTAAACTGTGTACGTTTATTCGCCTTTAGTATTTCCTTTTCTTTGCCATATAAGTCTAAGTACATAATTATTTGGGTATGCGCCCGCCTTTGCTTCTTGATAACTAGCAATTGGTTCGTAAAGCTCTAAGGAAACTAATCCGAGGCATATCAATTGGCAGGAGGGAGGCGTCAACCCTTTTTTCCTGCTTTCTCATATGACCCTGATAAGTAACAGATAGACGAGAATTGATTTAACGTGCAGTGGCCTAAGTACACGATAAGAGCTTTAAGTTATTTTGCCTGTGCCTCATCCAAGACGCGCAGACGGTTACAGAGATATATAGAATTAGAGCCACCCTCATTTAAGAGAATGGCTCGTATTCTGAATCTGCCGCAAATGCCGATATGGCGCGATTAAATCCTACCATTGTAGGGTTCACTCGTGCAATAACAATGTTTGAATTGTTTACCATATGATATTTGCTGTACCTTATTCAAGGGTACTTAGTAAGTATAACCCACACTTCACGCAGTCTACAGAAAAGCTGTGGATAACCGCGCATGCGCTAATAAAATCCGCATGCTTCATTTACAATTCATCTTAGAGGTGTTATAATAACCCAGCAGAACAAGAATCTGCTCTAATTAGAAATATAAAGAAAAGGTATAGGTTAATCCTATCGACCTCTAATCCGCCGTTGCAAGCGGATTTTTGCGTGTTATACTGTTAAAAGGTGCGTGTAGTTTATCTGCATACACCGGTGCGGTCTATCGCCTAGTGGCATGGCGTCTGCTTTGGGAGTAGAAATAATGGGGGTTCGATTCCCTCTAGACCGACTGTTAATGGAGGGTAAGTTTGTTCTTTTTGTGGGTTAGGTGCCACGTTCCGCACCATTGGCATTTATAGGCTCTTATGTGCTTTTGTTTGGCGCGGCCTTTTGCTCCATGTTCTGTCCGGCACACCTTATCAGTCTGCACACAAAATTGCTTCTTAGGCTTCGGTTTCTTTTTCTTAGGAGCGGGTTGAGTTGTGGGTTGAGCGATAGGCGCGGGCTTGCGCCAAAATAAACCTACAAATCTTTTCCAAAGTTCTCCCATATTACAAATATACTTCTTTAGTAAGGGTTAATAAGGATAATACAATTTTGATAAGGCTCTAAGGTGGGGAATACTAAGGCGCGGATATTTCTTTAGGTCATCATCTGTTGCGCGGTGGATTGCAATGGCTTGGTTTATTTTCTTGTTGAAACTTCCTCCTAAATGGTGCTCCCAACATACCGGCACCAAACTCCAATAATCATCTAACCTTATCCCTTTGTAGGTCATACTGTGGTCAATCGTAATTCTGCCGCCACAATCATCGTTCTTTCTTGCACACACTTTATAGTAGGGGTCTTGCGATATACGCTCGCGGATTGCTTTTGATATTGGTCTAGTAAGCGACATGGGAATAAATGCGGTGTTTGATTGCGGATAGTTGTTTTTCCAATACCTTGCTCTGCCTTTTAAGAGTAATGAGTTCCTGCCCCCACGTTGCCGCGCTCCATTTACGCTTGGCGTGAGCAAGAGGTATTGTGCTGTAAGATTCCATGTACAACGCCTCCTCTTTTTCCAGCTCGCCTAGTCTTAGTTCCGTTGAGCTGTAGAGATTAAGAAACTCCGTATACAACTCTTCCAACTTTGTCTTGGTAAGGTTTTGCTCGCGCACTTCTACAAGTAGCTCTGTGAGGTTCATATCCCCAGTGTAGCATACCAAACAAACTTGCGCTAGTATCTAGTATAGTGTAATATGGGGATACGCCTACGCGAATAAGTGGTGGCACTACGACATGGAGCAGGTTATCGAGCGACCCATCCCTGCGCTTGATAGTTTGTTTATAAGGGGGTGCTATTCGGATTAGAAACGCCGATTGAGGGTTTGATTCCCGACCCCCCTATAAGCAAATTATGAAAATAAAAATATGAAAATAAATGAGCTAATACAGTGGGCAGAAATGGGGAATGTCACCATCTCTAAAACTCTTTATCGAGAGCGAGTGCGTGAGATACCTCAATACAAGTCAAAAGACTTTAAGGACGGAGAAGATTTTTATACGCCTGTAAGCTATAAAAAAGTGCCGTACAAAGTATTTAATTATCTCGCACAAATAGACAAAGAAACCTACAAGATAACCCGCAAAGATATGAAGCTTTTATTAGAAGCAGGGGCTAAGGTAGGAGAAATATATGGAACTTCCAACTGACTATACACAATTAGAATGGCAGGATAGAAAAGCTGTCCGAGAGGAGTATGTAAAAATGCAGAATGGCAAATGTTATTTTTGCAAGTCAGCTTTAAATAAACCAGTTCCTAAAAGAATAACCAGTAAAGAAATAAATTGGTCTTTGTTTCCTGAAAACTTCTTAAAATATCCGGTACACTTACAGCATAATCACGATACAGGAATGACGGAAGGAGCAGTACACGCCTATTGCAATGCTGTTATGTGGCAATACTTTGGAGAATAATATGAACCTAAAATATGAAACCAAAAAATAAAGCAGCCCAAGAAATGGCCGGCAAACGCTGGGCTAAGAAGTCTAAGAAGGATAAAAAAGCTCACATGTCCATGATGGCTTCTAAACGCTGGGCTAAGGTTAAAGATACTAGCGCAAGCATTGACAAAACCACAGAATAATCTTACAATCCGCTATCCACTTTACAGTCCTAGCGCAAGCATATATACTCTACTTATCAAGGCACAAAGCTTTGAAGAAGTAATGGCTGGGACGGAAGGGTTTGAGAAACTCTCCTACGCAACCTATCCCAAGCTCATCACTTCACAGTAGAAACCTTATTAAATTAGATTATTGAGTTTATGTCGTTACATCAAAATGAAGATTGGATTTCTGCCGCAAAAGAAACATTCGATATGGGTGTTGAAAGCGGAGACTACGAAACGTGCAAAATGGTAATAGATGATACGTTCGATAAGGGGTTCGTCAAAGAGTCGCTAGTGTTAGAGCAGTTGTTACTTGCCAGTCCTCTCGATAAGTTTACCAACCCAACACATGAATTTTTATGGAAATAGGAAAAATACAGTCGCATGGTAAAACAATCTTGCGCGATTATCGCCGGAATAAGTTCTGGGGAAAGGTAAAGAATGTACTCGGAGTAGCGTTTTGGAAGAGTTTGT